GTCGGGATCGACGCCCGTCGCCTTCGCCACCTCGTCAATCACCGGACCCGCCGAGGTCTTGTCGATCTGCTTGACGCGCGACGGGTTTGCTGGCCCGCCGCCGCTGGGCGGCAGCGCCTGAATGCCAAGCTGGTTGCTGATGATGTCCGCGCCGTTCTTCCTGAAGGCGTCCCACTGTTGAATGATCGACTGGTCGGTGGGGTTTGCTCTGGCGCGATCCTCGAAGCCTTTGTTGGTGGCGTCGTAAAGCTGCCTGCCGTACTTCAGCTTCATGCGGCGCTGCTCGAACGAATTGACGTTGGTTTCCTCGACCTGCGACTTCAGCGCCGCCGTTGCCGCGCCCAGCGCGTTCGGGTCGGTCATCACCGCTGCCGAATGCTTCTCGGCTGCGCCGTCGATCTGCAACTCGACGTATTTGTCCTTCTCCTGCTGCGCGCTGATCCGGTTCTCGGCGTCCTTGCGGTTCCACCAGTTATGGACGGTCGCATCAGCCTGCGTCTGTAATTTGCCGGACACGCCCTTGCGCGTTTCCGCCCATTTTGTGTCGTGGATTTCTTCAGCTTGTCGGGATGGTGTAGGCCTGATCGGGCGGCGTATCGCGGCGCAGGCGCGCTTCCTCCTGCACCATCGAAGTCTCGTGGTCGCTGACGATGGTCTTGCCCTTGATCGCTTCCTGCTCGTTGTACTGTTTCGGTCAGCGCGCCGCCGAGGCTGGTCAGCCCCTTTTCGATGTCGTGCGCTGCGGAAATCTGCGCCTTGCCGATCTGCGCGCCGAAGGTGTCGGGTGTGGCGTAAGGCGTGTTGCTCGCGCCGGGAGGTCGCTGACGTTCTGCTCCCAGATGGGGACCTTGACCATCAGCTAAACAGCGTCAGGGCTTGACCGCCCCGCCGCCCCTTGTGAACGAACCGGCTGCCCCGGTGATGCCGCCGATGATCGCGCCCCGTGGCGGCGATCTGTCCGGCCTTGCGCGCGTTGATCGCCTCCATGTCCTTGAGCACAGCCTGATCCTGCCAGCGTTGCGCCTCGATGCGCCCGCCGTACTGCGCCGCCTGCACGTCGCCCTCGATGCGGCCCGCGCTTTCCCCGAACACGGTCACGGGCGTGCCGGTTGCCGACCCTGAACTCGCCTCCGCCAGCGAATGCGGCGCGCTGGTGTGCCAGCGGCGTAGTCGCCCTTGATGGCAATGTCCTGCGACTTCTCCGCGCCCTTGTAGGCTTCCGCGTGGCGTTGTTGCGCGCGACCTGCGCCTGATTAGTTCGCTGCCTGCGCCGACGCGTTGGCCTGCCTGCTGGCGCGCCTGCTGCCGCCACCATGCCGCCGACGAGGCTGCCGACCGCCGAAACGACGGCACCGATCACGCCGATGTGCTGCGACGCACATTGGCCTACCCCGACACTCGTTGGCCGACGACCAAGGCCGTCAACGTAAACGGCAGCGGCTCGTCGTGTTCTATCACGATGTAACGGTCGCGATCCCATTCGCCGTCGACGCCAGCACCATATCCCCCGTGAACATTGGGATCGCCGTTTCTGAGCGGCTCGTCGGCGCTGCGGTATGGGATCGGGTCCAGCTTGCCTTCGCCACTGCTGGCGCTCGCTGCCGAAGGTGCCGCCGACCGCGTTTTGCAGGCGCGCGATGATTTCGAACACTCCGCCCGATCTGCCACCTGCGCGGTGCCGCCTGCGCCCCTGCCTCGATGTGCAGGGTCCTGATGCGGCTCTTGTAGCTATAGCCTACCAGCACCTGTTTTTGCCGGGATCGGCAGCGCGATCTGCCCGTTGGTGACGGTCAGGTTGTGGACGGGCACGCCGTCAGCCAGCGCGCTGACGTTTTTCCCCGTTCAGGTGCCATAGCCCGGTGATGATGGTGGCCGGGGTCGGCTTGTCGTTAAAGCAAGGCGTCCATCAAGGAAAAAGGCGTCCTCCAGCCCGTCGCCGTCCTCCAGCCCTGCATGCCGACCTCGATATGCCGGACTGTCCTGCCGTCGATCACGGCGCTCCACAATCATCCACAGTTCGTCGCCGTCGCTCCGGGGATCGAGGCGATCTTGCGCGCCTTGCCGTTGCCGCCGATGACGTGGTGATGCAGCCGAACCACCTGCTGGTCCGCGCTCGTAGGTCATCGCAGCGACGTGCCCGTCCGCCCGCGCGTACCAGAATCATCAGGTCGGGCGAGGCCACGAACGCGCCCTGCACGAGGCCGGGGTCGGTAATATGCTCCGACAGGATGGTCAGGTCGGGGCGAGGCGTAGCTGTCGGTCTGGAAGTTGTAGACGAATTCGCGCAGGCGGCGGGACGGGTTCTCGTTGCGGCCCTTGCGCTGCGCGAACAGGATGGCAGGCCCAGCCCGCACCGCTTCACGTCGGCAATGCCGAAGGATGTTTCCCGTGAAATCTTGATGTTGGTGGGGCTGATCGCCTCGTTCTGGTTGGAGGCGGCGACCGTGTACTCGCCGCAGGTGGCGTTCACCACCAACCGCTTGGTGGTGCTCATAAACTTGATGGCGTCCACCTGATCGGAACTGATGGTGTAGGTGTAGCTTTCGTCGTCCTTGTCGCCGTCCTTGAATTTCAGGTAGGCGTCCAGCACCGACCCCCACAACGTCGTCGGCTGGAATTCGGTGTTGGCCGCCACCACCGCTGCTCGTGGAAAGTGGCGGTGGTCGGGTAGCCGCGCTTGTCTGACCACGCGCCCTCCTGCCATTGCGAGGACGAGCGCGCTCCGTAGGCGGTGTAGGGCGTGCGGTTCTTGACGATATTGACCCATGCGTTCTGCGTGTCCACCACGCTGGTGACCTGCACCACGCAGTAGCCGGAATGCTCGTAGCGCATGTTCGCGACCGCGCCGCCCGTGCCGTAGAACACCTCGACGGTGCGCGCGTGTGCGTGGGGAAGCTGGCGGTCCGAGGCCATGGTCTGCCCGCCGCCGGACACCACGAAATAAACATTGCCTTGTATTCCAATAGGTGTTGTCGCCGACCGTGACGGTCGCCCCCGGTGCCCATGTGGCGTAGCCGAAGGTCGTGGAGTTCGAATGCTCCCAGATGCGCACAAGCGACCCGACGTGGCCCGCCTCAAAAACCGGAGCGTTGAACGTCATAATCGCCGCGCCCGACGCCGGTGTCGAGCGACACCCGGATGGCCTCGTTGGTGTTGAGGTCGAGGAACGGCCCTTCCTCGACCACGGCGGTGGACAGCGCCCATGATGCGTGATTGAGCCGCACCAGCTGGCGATGGGCCAGTTGTTATTGAACAGGAACAGCGTGTCAGCCGACTGCGTGTAGGTCATGCTCGCGAGGTCGGCGGCGGTGAAAGCGGTGGCGATTTCGTAGACGCGCGACACCAAGCCGCCGTCCACAATAGGCGGCGTAGCCGCTGCTGTCGATGCGCTCAGGGTGATGTTGCTGCCCGACTTGCCCGTCACCGTGAACTCGCGGTTGTTGAGTTCGGCGGTCCCGTTGACGTTGGTCAGGATGACGCGGTCGCCGTTGACGAAGGCGTTGCCGGGGGCGGTGACGACGGTGGTCGAGCCGGTGACGATGCTGGTGATGCATTACTGCACGTCCCAGATCACGCCCCGGTCCTTGAAGAACCGGATGTAGTTCGGCCGCAATTCCAGCATGTAGGCCTGCGCGGTCGAGAACACGAACGGAATGAGGATGGAGTTCGGGTTGCTGTTCTTGACCGTCGACACCTGCAAGGTGCCGCCGCGCTTGCGTGCGCCGCCCTGCGGCAGCACCGTCACGTTGGTGAGTTCGCGTGCGCCGTTGGCGTACTTGGCAAGATCGACCCGCCCGTAGATGCGCGGGGAAATTTCGCCAGCCGTGAAGTTGGTCAGGATCGAGTTGACGGTCGCCATGGGCTAAACGTCAGACAGTCGCGCCTGCTCCCATGTGCTGATCGGCATGATGTCGGGGGAGCCGTCGAGCGCGTCGTTGAACTTGGCGCTTGCGGAAACTTCCGTGTAGATTTTTTGGTAGGCCTGCACGTCGTTGGCGCTGTCGGTGAACGGCCTGCACCAGCGCCACGCCAGCCGCGCGGCGATGGTGGACACGAGGCCGGGATCGAACTCGTGCGCCTCCTTGCGCTCGACGTAGGTCAGCCGCAGGCCCTCGACATCACAATGCAGGTAGTTGCCGTGCCGCGCGAACTGCTCGACGTTTCCCTCGTGCCGGTTGCCACCCTCGACGTAGACGATCTTGACGAACTTCGGCGGCAGCCGGAACGCCAGCCCGTAGCCGAACAGCGGCTTCGCCGCCGGGTCGGACGACATCAGCGCCTGCGCGCGGCAGCACCGCCACGGGTGGTCGCGCAGGACCTCCAGCACGGTCGGCTCGTATGTCTGGAGAAAAAAGTCGGCCAGCCTTTGACGTGCTGTCTGCTGTAGCAAGCAAGGGCTGGCCGAGGTCGGTCAACGCGAGGTTCGCAATCCCCAAATCGGTCATAGGCATCGCGGCTTACCTCGCGCGGGGAAAGTCAGATCACGAAGAACCTGACATATATTCGATGTCCCAAGCGACCTTGCCCGCCGCCGTTCCTGCGGTCGTGAGTGCGAAGCCGAGGTCGTACCAGCGGTTCGGGTCGGAGGTCAGGCCCGCGTCCTCCCACACCGTCTGTCCGATCTTGTCGATGGTGCGCACCGCAAAGCCGGTTTCCAGCCCGGTCGCGTGCGCGGTCGCGGCATCGAAGGCGGTGGCGTAGATGCCCGCCGCCACGGCTGCGCCGCCGTTCGACGCGATCTGGTAGAGCGTCAGGCCCCACGCGCCGGTCGCAATCGCGTCGTTGAAGATTTTGATCGAGGTCAGCCGCCACGACGAATGCACGCGCGCGATCCGCATGACGGAGGCGTCATCGTCGGCAGCCGCTATCGAAGCGGTGCCCACGATGCCGTACTTCTTTGCGCCCGACAAAAAGGTCGGGCTTTGCGTCTGCACGGCAGCGTCTGCGTTCTGCACGGCAGTTGATTTGATATTGACGACGGCCATGTGGCCCTCCTGTTGGTTTCGCCGCCCCGGTTGGACCGGCGTCCGGTAGTCTGGTTAAGGCGGCGACGGAGGTTCCGTCCCGTCGCCGCCCCCTCGTCCCACCTGTTACGCGCCGGGTCCGCCGGTCGGGTTGCAGGTGATGATGCCGACTTTTACTTCTTCCATTCGCGTCGCGCCGATGATCATGGAATAGAACACCTGCGTGGCGTAGTTCTTGTCCGCGCGCTCGCTGATGCGGGCGGAGGCATCCTTGCCGATGGCCAGCTTGATGCCCGACTTGACCCAATACATGACGTTGTCGTTGGCCGAGCCGTCCAAGGTCGTTCGCTGCGTGCGAATGAACTTGAAGCCGACGAAGGTGTCGATCTTGCCTTCGACCAGCGCCTTCACCGTATTGTAGTCGCTTGACGTGGTCTTGGTTGACGACAGCAGCGAGGTGACCTGCCGCGCTGGCAGGGCAATGTAGCGTTCCTCGTCCGGGTCAACGTCGGCCCCGTCCAGCTTCTCCTTCGCCGCCAGCAGCTTGGCGATGTTCAGCCCGTAGTTGGCTGCTGCCACGCCGGGGTCACGCACCTGCACGCCGATGGTCATGTTGGTGTCGTAGGCGGTCTGCGTCGAGCCATCGACGCCCGTGTAGGCGACGCCGAGGCCGTTGGCGATGATCGCGTCGTCCATCGCGCGGCCCATGGCCCAAGCAGCGGCCTGTGCGTATTGCGATGCCGGGTCGATCAGCATGCGGACCTTGTCCTCTTGGTCGATCAGGTCCGCCCAATCGTAATCAACGAGCGACACACGCCTGCGGGCGTGCGGGGTATCCATGCGTGGCGTGTCGGAGTGGCGCGAGGTCCGAACGCGGGCGGCGACTTGGCCGATCTGTTCGAAGAACGCGGTCTTGCCGACGACGCTCTCGGTATCGACGCCCATGCGAAGCCGCGAACCTTTCTGCTGTGCAAGGTGCGCGACGTTGCCTTTGTACTGCTCGACGAAGGCGGTAGTAATCTGGATTGACACGGCTGTGCCTCCACAAAAATGGTTGAACGGTTCAACGCTATTTTTGGGAGTGCCGCCCGGAGGCGATCCCTACATTCGGAAGGCCGCAGATCGGGGTGACCCGAGTGCCTGCGGCCTTCGATTTGTAGTCTGGTCAGGCGGCGCTTTCAACCGGGAACAGCCGGTTGTGCATGGCTGTGAGTTCGTCGCGGCGCAGGTCGTGTTCGGGATGGCTGGCGTCCATCAGCGCAACGTGGTGCTGCGCGCGGAAGGTCGCAATCTTCGAGCGCATGGCCTCCGGTGAGGTATCGGCTGCCTCCCCCGGCGGTCGCGGCTGCCGCTCTCCGGTGGTGCGCGCCTTGGTGTCGTACAGATATTTGATGAACGAAGGCATGCGCGCCAGCCCGTTGTCGCGCACCGACTGCTGGATGTCGGCGGGCATTTCGAGGAAGGCGGCCCGCGCCAGCGAGCGGCGGGCTTCGTACTCGCTGCCCCAATCGCGTTGCAGTTCGGCCTTGCCCTTCACGATGTCGGTGCTGATCTGCTGGTTGCCGAGTTCGGCCTGCGCGAAGTAGCGGTCACGATACTGATCGACCAGCTTCTGCGCTTGGCGCTGCGACAGCCCGCTCTCGAACGCGGCCTGCCGCCACCAGCCCTCCATGTTGTCGTCCCAGATCACGCCCTCGGGCATCTTTTCGGGCTTCTGGAATTCGTAGGCCTTCGGTTCCGGGGGCCGACCGCCCGCGACGTAGTAGCGGTCCCACGCCTCCTGATCGTTGGGGTCCTTCGGGATCGGCACCTTCTCGGAGCCGAGGGTCTTTTCGAGGTTGACATAGGCGCGCGCCACCGCCTCCGGGGACGAGTAGCGCGACAGCGACGGGTTCTCCTGCAAGTCCTTCGGCAGCGTCTTGAGGAAGGCCTTGTTGGGATCGGGGGCGAGGGTGTCGCCGGGGGTCGGGGCCGGTTTCGGGGTATCGGCAGGCGGCGCGGGTGGCGGGGCTGGCGGCGGGTCGCCTGTGGGCGGGGGCGGCGTGCCCGGTGCGGGCTGATCGGACAACAAGTCCTCGGGCATGGGGAACCTCCTTTAAGTGCGGTCGGTGAACTGCCCGACATTAGCGTGGAACGGATGGTTTAAGCCAGCGCCCGCGATCACCACGCCGCCGCCGGTCAGCGTGGCCGGGAAGAAGGTGTCTGGATCGCTATAAGTGGCCGGGAACAGTGTCACGCTGCCGACCGTGATCGCGTGCGGAGTGAAGAAGTTATCGGGATCGCTGTAGAGCGTCGGCGACAGGCTGACCGCTCCAGTCGCGATGCTGGCGGGCGGGAAGGTCGGTGAATTCGTGAACAGGTTCGGCAGCAGGATCAGTTCGCCGGTCCCCACCAGTGGCGGGAAGAACGTGCTGGTGTTGTCGAACTTGGGCGGCGCGAGCGCGACCGCGCCGGGAGCGACCGTCACCGGAATGAAGAAGCTGTCGGGGTCGGTGTAGAGCGGCGGTGCGATGGTCGCCGCGCCTGCGGCAACAGTCGGCGGGAAGAAGGTGTCCGGATCGGTATAGAGCGCGGGCGTCAACGCCTGATCCGCCCCGGCAGGCTGCGCCACCACAATCGGCAGGAAGAAGTAGGGGTCGCCAAGCAGGAAGTTCTGCGTGTTGACGGTCAGCGGCGGCAGCAGCGTGACCGCGCTTGACGCGGTCGGGGGCGGGAAACTCTGCGCATTGCTGGCCAGCGATGGCGCTAGTGCGGCGGTTGCGGCCAGCGTCGGCGAATAGAAGGTCTGCGTATTGTCGGCTTTCGCCGGGGTCAGCGGTTGGTCGGCCCCCGCCCCCGAAACTGTGGCGGCGTGGAAAGTCTGCGTGTAGCTGTCCAGCCCCGGCAGCAGCGTGACCGGGCCAGCCGCCACGGTCGGCGCGTAGAAGGTGGGCGTGTAGGTTTGCAGCCCCGGTCGAAGAACGTCATCCTCGTAGAATGCCACATAGGCGCTGGCGCTGTCGGCGGCCACGAAGGTCGGGTTCGAACTCGCGCCCGTGCCGGTGGAAATAAGGTGTTCGGCCCGCGCCGATATTTCGGTGACGCCGCCCGCCGTCGCCGATTGACCCGCGCCCCATGCCGTCCATGTCGAGGTCGCGGTCAGCACGGTGGCGACGCCGGTTTCCGATGCAATGCCGCGCACGCGCAGGGCTGGCCGGTTCGCCGTGGTGCAGTCGAGCGCGCTTGGGTCGACGCCGTCGTCGGAGACTTGGTTGGTCGCGCCGACCGAAACTGTGCCGCTGACCGAGAACCGGCGCGCCACCATGGCGGAGGCATCCGAGGTTGCTTGGTTGGCGAAGTAGGTGACGATGGTGGTGCCGGACGGCATGCTCGCCGTGAGCACGTTGTACCAAATCGAGACATGCGCCCCGGTCTGCGCGACGCCCTGCGAGTTGGTCCAGCCCTTGGCCTTGGTCCACGTCCCGCCGCCTGCGGTCGCCGCCATGTTGTTGATTTCGGCGTTGTCGCTGTCCGCCGCAGCGCCAGAGTTATCGACGCCCGCGACGACCACGATCAGATCGCCCGCATTGGCCGCCTGCGTCGTGGTGACCGAGAGCGAGGTCTGGTTGTTGCCGGTGTTGCCGCCAGCAGCGAGTGCGCCTAGGTCGGAGAATGCCATGTCAGGCCTGCGTCACTATCGCCACATAGGCGGTCTTGCGGAAAAACGGCGGCAGCAGCGTGGTGTCGGTGCCCTGCACCACGGTCGGCGTCGGGAATGTCGGCGCATTGGTGGCGAGCGTTGGCAACAGCGTGATCGTGGCCTGCGCCGCCGGGGCATAGAAGATTTGCGAGTTGGTAAATGGCGTCGGCGACAGGCTGACCGGACCAGCCGCGACCGCCGCCGGAAAGAACGTCTGCGCATTCGTATAGGGCGCGGGCGCAAGCGTGACCTCGCCTGCGCCGATACTCGCCGGAAAGAACGTCGGCGTGTTGGTGTGGGGGGCGGGAGCGAGCGCGACCGGACCAGCCTCGACAAGCGGCGGGAAGAAGCTGTCGGGGTCGGTGTGAAGCGGCGGCGACAGCGTGACCGCCGCCACCGGCTGATTGAACAGCAGCAGGAGCGTCATGCTCTACCCGCCTATGATCCGTCCGTATTTCGGCGGGCTGATCTGTACGTTCACGCAAGACCCGCCGTTCATCGAGTTATAGGCCCGAGCCGCCGCGACCGAGAAGGTCACGCCGCGCAGAACCGACCAGTGAAGTGTTGCCGGGTTTGTCACCGCCCACGTTTGAGTTGGTTCGCCCCTCGTTTCGACACCCTTGCCCTTCGCGCTCGCGGTCCCGGTCAAATTCGTGACGGTGATGGTGATGTTGCCGCGCACCTTCACCGGACCAGCCAGCGTCAGGTTCGTTATCACCGGAGAGTTGCTGAAGGTATGCAGCGGCCAGCTTGCGTCGGGGCCGACCTGTACGTTCGTCACCGGAAACGAACTTATAAGCGCGATACTAAGCGACGTCGTCGGATTGCCCCTATTCCCGAATTGCAACAGCGCAGTCCCCGGAACCCACGCCAGCGCCGAGCCTTGGATCACGCTAATGGTGTCAAGATAGAACGTGCCGCTGCCTAGCTTGACCGTCGCGACCGTGCCCGAAAAGTCGTTGAAGGCAAACCCGCCGAGCGAGGTGAAATCATTGTTGTTGACCGACCAGTCAATCGTTCCGGGAAAACCGCCGCCGTTGAAGGAAAATACTGTGTGATTGCCGTTGATCGTGACCGTGCCGCCCGACCCGGAGTTGAGGTCGATGTTGGCGTTGTCGGCACTGGTTGGAACGGATTGTCCGCCAGCGCCGTTGCTCGCCGCCGCCCAATGCGTCGTGTCGGAGGCGTCCCACGTCCCGCTTCCGCCAACCCAATAGCGCGTAGCCATTACAACGCTCCGATGGCTGTCGCCTGTGGCGGCACAATGATGTTGCCGTTGGCCATCCCATCATAGCCATTCCGCAAGGTGATCCCGCTGCCGAAGGTGAACCCGTAAGAGTGGAACCAGTCCACGAAGCCGGATTGACCAGCAGCGACATTCATGGTGCCAATTCCGCTAACGCCCCGGAAATAAATCGGGGCAGTAGGACGACCGGCCAGATGGAACGAATTGTTCACGGTCATTGTGGTGCCGTTCAGCGTGAAAATTATCGGCCCGCCGTTCGAGTTGTCGATTTCAAAGTAGTTGACCGAGAAGGTGCTGCCGCCTGTGCTATTCCATTGTGCAAAAACGCCATTGGTGAGCAGCCCGGTCAGCCGCAGGCGATGCGCGCAGATACCGGGGATCATGGTCCCGCCGCCCTGCCCTGTCGGCTGGAAATTGAGCGTTGCGGTGCCAGCGTCCACGGTCAGAGTGCCGCCGCCCGCCGTATTGTAATTCAGGTTTCCCTTGAACGTATGGAACCCGCTTCCCCATCTGACTGTGTGAGTGCCTTGGGCGGCAAGGGAGGTCGTGCTGTTGAACGTCATGTTGCTGGAGGCAAAGTCCAGCGTGCCGGTGTGGGCGCTGCATGTCACCCCGCTGACCGTCATGTTTCCAGCAACGGTCACCGTGCCGCCGCCTGACAGGCCGTCAAAGATTGCAACGTCGGCGGAAGTCGGCGCAGTCGTCACCGTGCTGCCGCCGGTCGCCGTTCTCCAGAAGCCGCTGTCGAGCGTGCCGCCGTCCCATGTACCGGAACCGCCGACCCAAAACTTGTTTGCCACGGCCTAACTCTCGATAGTGAAGTACGAGTATTGAATGTAAAGATTGCCGCCCTGCGGGTCGCCGCAGGTCACGCGCAAATCTTCATCATCTGCGCCGATGGCGATGATACCCGCGCCTTGGCCCTTCTGCTGACCGGAGCCGGGACCGAACACGCCGTCAATCAGCAGCCCGTTGGTGCCAGCCTTGGATGGCGTCGGCACATTCGCCGTTCCGAAGCCGATGCGCACCGCGACGTTGATGGTGTTGGCGGCATCGCACACGGCGGAAATTTGCGTCACGACAATCTTCGCGCCCGTACTCACCGAGAGCAGAGCAAAATCCGTCTGCGCCCCGTCCGCGTCGGAAATCACATGGCTGCGCGAAATGATGTTCGGGTGACCGCCCAGCACGAACGGAATGCCGTGCCGATTGACGATAAGAAAGGCATCAGCGCCAGCCGCTACTGCTGTCGGGTTTGCACCGTGCGCCTTGGCAATCGCGTCCAGCGCGACGGTCTGGATTTCATCGCCGCTCGCGCCCGTGCGAGTTTCAACGTCGGTGCCGGTGCCGGGAAGGGTGACGCCCATGAATTAGTCCCCTTGCCCGTCATAGCTGGAAGATGCCGGAAGCGTTCCACGTTATGGAAATGTTGCCGCCGTTCGGCGTCACCGGCAGGCCGGTCACCCCGGTGTCGATCCACGCCACCAGCCGCGAGGTCGAGGGCGTGCCGGTGTCGATGTAAATCAGCAGCGTCACCACCTGCGCGCCCGACACCGCCGTGAACGTCACGTCGTCGGCGTCGAATAGGCCGTTGGTCACCGTGGTGTTGTTGAGCGTCTGCGCGGTTCCGATCACCGCGCCCGCCGTGATGTCATCGAGGAAGTCGTCGGCGGCATTGTAGGTTTCGGTCGCCTGCAACAGCGCCACCTTGACGGTGTTGTCGTTGAGGTCGGCGTTGGTGAGGCTGTCGAGGATGGCCTCCTTGTATTTCGGGTAGATCACATTTCCGCTTGCCATGATGTCACCCCACCGCGCTCTTGAGCCGCGCCAGCCGGTCGCTCATTTCCTTCGAGGCCGTGAGCACGTCGGCCTCGCGCTGTTCGAGTTCCTGCTCGCGGAGGTCGAGCGCGACCTGCCGCGCCTCGATCTGTCCGGCCAGCACGTCGAGCGCGTTGGCGCGGGCGATCTGCTCCGCCGCCTGCTGGTCGAGTTGCGCGCCCTTGCTGCTGATCATCTTTTGCGTCGTTTCGAACTTCTCCTGCGCTTGGGTGCGCAGCGTCTGCGCCTCCTTCAGGTCGGCGGTGGCCTTGGCGGACGCCCGCTCGATGGCCGCGCGGTCGTTCGACACCTGCGTGACGCTCTCGCTGTACTCGGCCTGCGCCTTGGCCAGCCGGTCCTTCTCGGCGGTGATGGCCTGCGCCAGTTCCTTCATTTCCTTGATCTTGGCGGCGTAGGTCTTGTTGTCGCCGATGATCGACAGAAGATTGTCGGCCTGCTCCGCGATGCTTTGCGAACCCATCATGTGCGCACCTATGTCGTGGTGATGCAGGCGAGTTTCCATCCGGGGGAAACGCCGTAGTATTCGGTCTGTCCGGCGGTCAGCCGCAGCTTGGCGGCGGTGGCGGTCGGGTTTTGCCCGATGTCGATGCAGGCGATGCCCTCGGCCTGCACCCGGATGAAGCGGGTGGCGTCGTTGAAGGCCGCCGACTGCACCGTGCCCGCGCCGATGGCGACCTGCTGGAAGGCGATCACCGGGAACATGGCGGCAGCCGCGTAGCCGGTCATGCCGTTGTGCAGGTGCTGGAATTCCTCAATTCGTACTGACGGCATTGGCGTCCTCCGCTTCCTCCAGTTCGAACTGCTGCAACATCGTTTCGCGCGCCTGCGGGATGTCGGTCGGCTTCATCTGCATGTAGCGCAGGATTTGCAGCACCACCTCGCGCTGCCCCTCGTTGTGGGCCATTGTAACCGGCTCGCCCGTGAAGGTCGAACCAAGGACGAAGTGGCGGGCAATTAAGTCGTGGATAACCCGCTTGCCCTCCGCCGTCGAGAACACGATGCGGTAGTCGGCCAGCCGCATGCGGTCGTCGTAGCGGATCGTGCGCTTCGCCATCAGCGCGGCCCTCCGCTAACCGCCGACTGGATGGCTGGCAGCGCGCCGCGCGACAGCGATCCGATCAGGTCCTGAATGTTCTGCCCGCCCTGTTCGGGCGGTGGCTGCGGAACCGGGCCGCCTTGGCTGGGCGGTGGCAGTTGCGGCACCGGCATCTGCTGCGCCATGGCGGTCGCCTCGATGCCCTGCTTGCCAGCCGAGGCCACGCTGTCCACGCCGCCTGCGCCGTCCTTGAAGGCCTTGGCCAGCAGCGGCACCAGTTGGGTCAGCATCTTCTGCATGTTCTGCTGCTGCTCCATCTGGTCGTTCTGCTTCTCGTCCTTGAGCAGCGCGTCGTCCACCCCGAACCACTCGAACAGCGCGGGCGTGATCTTGGCGGTGTCGATGGGCGCGAACAGTTGCTGCGCGATTTCCGGCCCCAGCTTGGCGAGCGGCTCCAGCGTGGCGATCACCTGCTGGAAGCCCTGCGCGATCTGCGACTTCTGCGCGCGGGCCAGCGGCGACTGGTACTCGATGCGCATGTCGGCGTTCTGGATTTCCTCGGGCGGCTGCTCGAACGCGCCGTGCCGGTACATGATGCCGAACACCCGCTCGACCAGCGGATTGAGGAACTCGTTCTCAAGGCGGCCCAGCACCGGGCCGAGCAGCCGCATGCGTTCGGTCTGCCGCTGGATCACCTCGGTCGCCGTCATCTTGAAGTCGCCGACGAACTGCACCTGATCCACGAACATGGTGGTGCGGATCGCGTTGTCGAGTTGCGTGATGTACTCGCTGGCGTAGGGCAGGATGGCGGAGGTCGGCATCTGCGCGATTTCGGTCTTGTTGCGCAGGTAGGTCAGCGAGCCAGCGTACTGCCGCACCGGCCCGACGAGGCCCTCGTGCGGCACCATCAGCGGGGGGTCTACCGCCTTCTCGGCGGCGCGCATGACGGTGCGCGTTGCCGCGTTTGCCACCTTGATCTGCGGCAGCGCGGTCATCGCTGGTGAGCGGCCATGCACCTCGCCGCTGATAACCCACCAGCGGGGAATGACGTAGGGCATTTCCTCGACGCCGCTTTCTTCGAGGACGTGCTGTTCTTCCTCTTGGATGTAGCAGATCGCGATGGGCATGTTGGTCGGCAGCTTGTTGCCGTACTCGCGGTCCTTGTCCTCGCGCGGCGTGCAGACGTTGATGATCTTGTGCTTGTCGTCGTATTTGCCGTCGTCGTACAGCTTCTTGATCCGGCTGCTGACCTTGTCGCCCCAGATTTGCACCATCTGCCGCACGGTATACATGCTGTCGCGCATGACGGTATCGACAAAGCCGTACTGGTTCTCGGCGATGCAGCAGTCGAAGATCGGGTAGGTCCGCACAAAAATATGGCCAGTTCGCTGCTGGCCAATATACATCGCTGCGGTGCCGAGCGATGCCATGTCCTCCAGTAGCTGGTTCGCTTGGCTGTGGAACGCGGTCTTGGGCGAGGACAGCGCGTTCGAAATCCCCTTGCTGACGTTGTTGGTCCAGTGCTTGGTGCTCTCCATCTGGTCGAGCGCCTCGTCGGCCAGCCTGATGTTGAGCCAGTTGGTCGCCGGGTTCATCAGCATGCCGTGCATCGCAGCCGCCAAGGTCTGCACGCACTGGATGCCTATCGGGTCGTAGATATGCGGGCTGATGCGGCGGTCGCCATCGACGCGCGGGCCGACCGCGCCCATGCGGCGGGGCGCGCAATAGCGGGCCACGTCCTCCCACATATTGCGCCAGTTGGCGCGGTCGCTGTCGAGAACCTTGTAGCGCCTGATCTGCTTCTCTGGGTCAATCGGCACGTTGCGCTGCCTCTCTGGCCTCGACCTCGTAGGGCGAATTCCAGTAGCCGTAGCGGACCAGATACCAGAACGTCTTGAGCCAGTAGCGCACGAACCCATCGCGCTGACGTTGCAGCCAGTGGCAGATTTCGTGACGGCGCAACGCGCGGTTCTTGTAGTAGCGCGGCACGATGTAGATGCCCCAAGGCGTGTAGATACCGGCAAAGCCGAGCGCGCCGAGGAACGCCTGCCAGAACAGACCGGCCTGCTTGATGCGCGGCATGGCTACTGTCCCAGCAGGGTCTTGGAGGTTGCCGCCCGCGTGTTCGGGTCGCCCAGCGTCCCGCCCGCCTGCGGTGCGCCTGCCGCTGACTGACGGTTCGCCATCCCGCCAGCGACTGCGCCCTCGACCACGGGCGTCGGCAGCGGCCCCGTGTTGGGGGGCGGTGGCGGAGTGGGAGGTGGTGCCGATGGTCTGCCGCCGCACATGGTCATGTCCCTCCGAGGGTTTGACGCGGCTGCCGCGATGCCGCGTCGAGCAGCAATCCGCCGCCGTAGCGGCCCGTGGTGTTCTCGCCGACCGATGCGCCGCGAAACTCGCCCGCGCGCGATGGATCGGGCGCGACCTTGTCCACGCTGATCACTCCCGGCTGCGGGGCTGGCGGGGTTGCCGGTTGCGATGATCGTCCGCCGCCGAAGCACATGGTCAGGACCCCAGCAGCGTCTTTTGAACCTTGGGCGGTTCAATTCCACCGAGGCCTGACGGGCCGACCGTCGAACGGAAGCCGGATGTTTGCGATGCCCGTATCTGATCGACGGGCGGCCTGTCGGCCAGCCGCAGCCTTCGTCCATCTTGGACGGAGGCGGTGGAGGTGCCGCAGGAGCGGGAGCCGGTTGCGATGATCCGCCGCCACCAAAGCACATTGGCTCGCCTCCCTTGCGAATGAGGTCCGATCAATATCACGCCGAGCGCACCAGCGCGAGCGCGCCTGTGGATTAGTCCCCAGACCCGCGAGAACAGCAGGAAGTCGTCGCCGTCCCGCCCGTACTTGCGCAGCAGTACCGGATCGCCCAGCCCGAGGAAGCGGGTGCAGCGGTGCGCGTCCTTATGGCTGGCAAGGCTCTTGCATTCGAGCCGGTGCATGCCGCGCTCGCGCCCGAAGGCGATCATCAGGTCCAGCTTGGGTTTGAAGTAGACCAGCACGCGGCGGTATTTTTCGGTGCCGAACGAGAACACCTGCCAGTTGCCGGGGAAGTTCTCGCATACCCCCATCACCGCAGCAGGCCGCCCGTTGCAGCGCGCGATCCACGCGCAGCCGTTGCGGGCTACCCCTTGGTGGATCATCGCCGCCCACTCCAGCGGGTTGGCGGTCGGCAGGTTGCCGTAGATTTCCCGCCGGTCGATGTCGCGCATGTTGAAGCACAGGAACTCCAGCGCCAGCCATTCCATTGGCTCAACGACGACGTTGTGTCCCGGTGCGGTTACTTCTTCAAGCCATGTGAGGCGATGCGGTGAGAGCATTCACTTGCCGCCCGCCTTCTTGTTGATCTGGCTGACCGTGAAGGCGTCCTCGGTGTCCTCGGCGTTGAGTTGCACGGCGCAGCGCGTGCAGTACGCGGTGCCGTCCGCCCGCCTGATCCAGTCGTGTTCCGGCCCCCTTTCGATGTTGTCGCAGGGCATCTTGGCCGGGTTATTGATGCGCATGCAGCCTCGTCATGGTGTTGGAGTTGGCGTCAAGCGTGGCGATCATGTCGCCCTTGCCGCCCACCAGCTTGACGCCCAAGTGCGGCAGCACGAGCCGCAGCATCAGCAGGATGACCACCAGCGCCACGATCACCCAGATGATTTGGATGACCTTCGCGGGCAGCGGCACGTCGAGGATGCCAAGCACCCAGATGATCAGGTAGACCACGAGCGCCAGAACGCAGACGTAGATCAGTAGCTGGATGATGCCCTCGATCATGCTTCGCCTCCTAGGTTTCACCGTCCTCGATCGGCTCGAAGTTGTCCTCGAAGTACTGCTTCGCCACCAGCCATTGATCGCTGTGGTCCTTCGGGTTGCGTGCGATCATGTCGCCTTCCATGGGCGAGCCGTTGTCGGCATCGACCTCGTTGACCGCTATGCCGCGCATGCTCTCGCCATCCTCATACGGGCGCAGTTCGGCGACCTGCACCCGCTGGTAGCGTTGGAACTCCGCCATGCTTACCTCCGTGATGGCTCTGCTTCCGGCGGCGGCGGCTCTGCCGGTGGCACCGCCGTTTCCACAAAGTCGAAGTTCATGGTGTTGCCGAGCGCGTAGCCAGCGTTGCGCACTCCGACCGGGCAGCTTGCGGGCACCACGAACAGCGACGGCTTGACGCCGGTCGATAGCCGCGTGCTGTCGATGAAGGTGGTCGGCTCGTCGTAGCCGTTGAACACGATCACGCTCGACTTGTTGAAGCCGGTGCCGTGGACGATCAGCTTGATGTCGGTCGGGTCGCCCGCGATTGCGATGGGAGGCTCCAGCGCGGTGACGGTGGCAGGCGGCTGTTCCTCTGGCCGGATGCCAGCGGGGCCAACGTCGATAGGTGTGACGGTCGGAGGCGGAGCCTCCTGCGGCGTGGCCTTGGGTTCGAGCGTGGTCCTTGGCTCGCTTTTGGCTTCGGGCTTCGGCTCGCGGTCCTGCGTGTGCTTTGCCATGGGTTTTCCTTTCTTCATCCCAGCGCGTCGGTCTGTTGGCCGTGGGCATAATGACGATGCTCGCGTGCTTCGTCCAGCATGTCCTCGGGTGCATCGAGCGCCGTGTGGTGCCTGCGATAGTCGGCAGCGAACTCGCCGCCAGCGAACGTCAGGCAGAAGGCGTCGGCCACGTCGGGCGACTTGATGCCGCGCTTCTTCATGTCGTCCTTGCTCTCGATCTGCAACTTGCCCGAGGACAGCGGCTTGTAGGTCGGGCCGACGAGGTCGCTGATCAGCGCCTGATCGTTCGGTATCTTGCAGTCGCGCGCCATGAACCACTCGCGCGCCTTCCACCACAATTCGTCGCGCAGCCTCATATACTTGTCCGGTTCGCTCGACGTTTCGCCGACGTTGACGCCGAAGATCGGAAGCCCGATTTCCCTAAGCCGGTCAATAACGCCCGCCCCGACACCGATGACATCGCCGTTGATCGCAACGGGCTTAGTGCTGTCGGGTGTCTCGAAGTAGTCGCGGCTGACGATGCCGCAGGTTTCCATGAGGTCGCGGTGTCTCCAGACGCTGGCGGGGGCGATGACGTGGTTGCCGCGCCTCTTGACGAGCGCACAGCGATCATCACCAAAACGCGCAACGTCCAGCCCCCACACCACCGCTCTACCCTCTGTGACATCCACGTCACGCGCGATAGCAGCCTCAACAAGATCAAGCTGAATGACAGCATTGTCCTCAGAAGTAGGAAAGTCGCCTTTGACCCGAATGCGGTAGACATTGCTGTGCTCTCCATATTCTCGCGCCATCTGCTCCGGGTAGTTCTCGCTGCTCCAAGGGTTGTGCTTCCAAGGCCAGTGCAGGCAATGCCATAGCCACCTGCCTTCCTTGAACGCGCGCGAGAAGTAGCCCGTGCTCTTGTTCGGGTTGCCGATCATCAGCGCGCTCGCGCCCTTGGACGACATCGCGCCCGATGCGATTTCGAAGATGATGTCCTCCATGCCCGAGGCTTCCTCCAGCAGGAACAGCAGGTTCTCGCTGTGAAATCCTTGCAGCGCCTCCGGGTTGGATTTCGATGCGGTGCGCGCCACCATGAAGCAGTCCTCTGGCATGTGACGCAAGGTTATTCGCTCTAGGCCAATGTCGTATTGTGCCTGCAATGGCGCGGGCAGCATGCGGCCCCACTTCATCAGTTCGCTCCACGTCACGTCGCGAAGCTGGTCCTGCGTGTTGGCCGCCACGGGTATCTTGCAGGGGATGCGCGTGGTGATGAAGAACCAGCCGATCCACGCCAGCAGCGCGGTCTTGCCTTGGTCGTGCGCCGCCCTGATTGCCAGATGGCTGTGATCGCGGAACGCTACGAGCGCCTCGATCTGGTGCGGTTCAGGCTTGGCGAGCAGGACATCCGTGACGAACTTGAGCGCGTCGTTCTCAATCGCGCACGCCTTCCAGCTTTCCATTCGTGTGCGTTCGTTCGGTTCTGTCATGCTCGATCAGCTTTGCCCGGTGAGAGTTGAGTTCGCGCAGCAGGTCGATGAACACTTCGCCAGCCTCGACGGTCATCTGCTGGTCGATGAACTGCATCGGCTTGCCGTCGAGCCGGTCGTGGATCATCTGGCAGGCCCACGGTTCTCCGTCCATCGCAGCCTCTGCGATGCGCTCGTTGATCACCCGCAGCTTCTTCTTGCCCCGGTTCTTGTCGCGCTTGCCCTCGATGATTTCGTGGACGACGAGCCGCAGGCTGCTGGTCGCCTCCTGCTCGCTCAGTCGCCCTCTGGCGTTACCGCTTTGACCCGGTCGCCATGCTGGCATTGCTGGCACTCCTAAGTTCCTTGGCTCGCGTTATTATCCCTCGCCAAAGGTACCTGTAAATCAATGGTTCCATTGCTGTCGATCCGAGGACGACCTCGGCGATTTTGAAGCTGTCATAGCCTCTGTTCCACATCCTCGCGGCTTGGTCGATCTGCTCCGGGTTCATGGTACTTCAGCTTGCGGATGGCGGCGGCAACAGCAACACAATTCTGTTCAGGTCCAAGGTGCTGCGTGTTCTTGTTCGACCATGCCATTCGTTCCGCCACCTGTGCGCAGCGTTCGATGGTGTGGTTTACTAGCGGTGTATCTTCTGCCAGCACAGCATCAATGGCCTTGGTGAGCGCAACGCCGGTATCACATTCATCCGGCCCCGCCTCAAACGTGCCTACCTGCGCGGCGGCGGTGAGGGCGGCTTCCGCAGCAAGCAGACAAGCACAAGTCTGCTCTCTTTCGGACAGTCGCGGGTCATTACAAAATACGCGCTGATTATTGATTGTAAGGCCACAGACGTTGACCTCCCTCACAGCTTTCGCTGCCGCCTCGATCTGCGCTTGCGTTATCATCGAACCCCATCCGGCCCAACGTCAACAGGCTTTGCCGCTGGCTTCGGGGCTGCTGGCTTAGGCGCGGCCCGTTGTATCGTTGCCTTTCGCCTCGGGGTGGTTTTTCGCCTCGTTCTGTCGTTCTTTTTCGGCTTGGGTTTTTTCATCGCGTTTCACCTTCGGTCTTGGGGGGAGGGGGATTTCCTCGGCGGGCCACTGATCCCAGCGTGGAAAGTCGTTCGGGTCGGCCCCCGCTATGGGGGGCATGACCACCCCGGTCGGGGTTTCCATCGTCATCACGTTGAACCATTGCTTGATGTCAACCGGGGCCTCTCCGCCGTTGAGGATGTTCACCAGTTCGATGGCGCGGTTGATGGTCAGCGAGAACACCATGGGGGTCCACACCTCGATGTTCTGCCGCATGGCGCGGTAGCCGACGACGTAGACCGACTGCGGCGTGAACGGCGGCTTGGTGGGGTCCACCGGGTCCTGAATAGGCGGCCCGGTGTAGTGCAGCAGGCGCAGGGTGTGCGTCACAGGTAGCCCCCATAGATCAGGGCCGCGATGGTGGCGGCGAACACCATCAACGTCAGCACTATGATCCACAGGTCGGGGATGTCGTCCGACGTGGTCACTTGCAGCTTTTCTCCGCCTTGCTGGGGCTGAAGGCGTTGGGCGGCAGGCTCATGTCGGCTGCTGCCTCAAGGTCGGCGTCGCTTGGCAGTTCGATCAGGTTTTCCATCGCGCTTCCTTTCCTCGAAGTATTTGCAGCTTGGCGTGGTGCGGGGGATTTCCTCGCGCACCATGGCCTGCATCATACGCTGGAACTGCATGCAGCCGTAGCCCAAAGAGCCGCGCGGCATCAGGTGTGAACAATCACCGCAGCATTTCCCGCGCGGCCCGGTATAGGCGAAGTGCGCCATGCCGGGGACCGTGGCGCGCACCCGCTTGGCCAGCGTCGGGTTGTCCTCAGTCAGACCGGGGGTCGTGAGCATTCATCACCTCTAGCTGTTCAGCATAGTACAGGTTTCGCAGGTGCGCCGGATCACGCAGGCTATCCTGCGGCGCGCACCAGCAGGGCCTCCCGGATTGCAGTTCCACCTTTGGGCGTGACATCAGTTCCTTGCCCCACAGCCAGCCGCACAGCCAGAAGCCAGCCGGGGCGGCGCTGCAATCGACCAGCAGATAGGCCCGATCCGGGTGGACCTTGTAGGCGATCAGTTGGTGGTCGGGGTTGCCGATGCTCTTGCAGTCGACCTTGAGGGTGCGGCTTTCAAGGTCTGGAAGGTCGTCAAGGAATTGCGCCTCGCTGACCGCATGCCAGTGGATCGGCTCCATGTAGACCCGCGCCGCTATTTCGGCCTGCACCCCCCGAAGCTGAAGCCCCTCGGGCATCGTTTTCAGGTTGTTGCCGTGCTTGCGGCCCCACTTGAGCGCCAGCGCCTCGCGGCGGCGCGTCACCTCATGGGCCTGCGCCATCTGGTCAAGGTCGAGCGTGATGTAGGGCCGCACGAACATTCTATTGCGTACCATATTCGCCGCAGGCTTACAACCCGAAATAAACTTGTGTACAACTTGCCCACGGATTATGGAACATCGCTTAAATGTTCCATAACTCGGAAAATGATCCGGCAAAATCAAAGGCTTATAGGTACCCACTAGATGTAGTAGGTACCCCCCAAAACTTGACCAAGTATAGTGGCATGGTCGTTGCTACGCGCGGCACCGGCACCGGAGGAAGCGCGCGGAGGAGCGGAGGCCACAACGCAGCGACGGAGCGCGCGGGACCGCCCCAAGGGCCACCGAGCAAGCAAGGGCTTTGGTGACGGGTGTGCCTTTTGACATAGATCAAAAAAAGAACCCCCCGGCAGGTCAACCGAGGGGCCTTTGTGGCGTCCGGGTTGGAGTGCGGCTACAGGGGGCTGATGTCCGGTAGCCGTTCCATCCGTGGGATGCCTGTAGGTTTTACACCCGTACTGCCTGTGCTGGCAATGGCGCGGTGGACCTCGCAGTAGGTTCCCTCGGCGTAGCAGCCGCAGGAGCCGCCGGTCACCGGCCAGCGGCAGTCGTTGACTTCTAAGTCAACCAGCTTGACCGGCGTGGTTCCCGGCAGCGGGTTCCAGATGTCGGTCGGCATGATCTTGGGCGGCTGAACTTTCGGGCGCATGACGTACCCCTTTGGTCTGACGGCGGGCGCGTGCTTGTGCGGCAGCCATTTCAAGGGCTTCCAGCCCTTCGGTTTTGACAGGCCCAATCTGAATACGCGGCCAACGACGGCATTCTTGGAGCGCCCGACCATGTTGGCGATCACGCTGGCAGACTTGCGTCCCCACCAGCGGCGCAATACCCCGTCCTGATCGCTGGACCAGCTTGCGCTTTTATTGGCTGGCACGCGCGGTATCTTGCAGCCGGTCCAGCGTGGCGAAGGTCCGCATCAGGCGTGGCGCGACCTGTCGGATTGATAGCCGTGTTTGCTTGGTTATTCGTTCAGCCAGTTCGATTGATGGGTTCTTTACCCCGTTCTCGATGTCCGACAGGTGTGGCGCGGAGGCCTTCACCCGGCGGCCAAGTTCAGCCAGAGACATTTGCCCGTTCTGGAACCGCCATCGCGTCAGCGGGTGTATTGTCTTACGTTTGTTCATTACCATACTCCTGTGGCGAAGATCGTTAGCAGAAAAACCCCCTGCAATCAAGCAGGGGGCCTCGCCGGGACGCTGGCCCGCCCTCTGGGCTAGGGCTGTCCCGGCTGATCCTTGGCGTAGTCGCTGGCGACCTTCCAGAGCGTCGGGTTGCCAGCCTTGAGAACCTCCAGCAGCGCCCGCTTCTCGGCGAGGTAGACCTTGGCGAAGTCCGGGTCGTACACCCGGATCGAGGTGGTGTTGTCGATTAGGTCGGCCAGCTTGATGGTCATGCCTTCAGGCGAGGCGCAGGCGAGGTGCTCGCGGTCCATCGCCGCCCGCAGTCCTCGGTTCAGGTCCGGGTGTCGCATGGAGGGGTTGGTCACCTCGTAGACCAGCCGCGCCACCCGCTTGCCGAAGGCCTTGACCAGTTCGTCGTAGGTCGTGTCGGTGTCCTCGATGGTGTCGTGCAGCAGCGCGGCGGCGATCATTTCGGCGTCCATCGTGACCCCGGCGACCAGATCGGCCACCGCCTCGACGTGCGTCCAGTAGGGCACCCCGGTGTACTTGCGCAGATGGTGCCGGTGCTTCTCGCGCGCGAAAGCCTTGGCCCGCTCGACCAGCGGGCTGCCTCGCAGCATTGTGTTCAGGTTCATTTCCACAACCTCAATCTATACCCTGCGAAGAAAATTAGCAAGGGGCAAAAGACCAGTAACGGATATTCGACCGCCAGCCAGAGCGCGGCGGCCAGTGCCAGCACCAGCAGCCAGCCCGCCGCCACCGCTGCGGCCACGAACAGGGGCAGCGCCAGAAGCTGCCCGTCCACCACGCCAGTGTTAGCTTTCTGTCTCGCATTCAGCCCTCCTAGTTCTTGCGGATTGTTTCGACGTAGGCGCGCACGCTCGCCTTGAGCGCCTCGAAGTCCTCGCCCGCGTCCAGCTTCAGTCGTCCGAAGGCGAACACCTTGCCGATGTCCATGATGTCGATCTGGATGCCCGAGCAGGTCGCGTAGTAGGCCCGCTCGACCAGCTTGTCCTGCCGGTTGGCCTTGATCTTCTCAGCCCGTGTCATGCGTCCTCCTTTTTGTAGAGGCTGCCCGTGCAGACCAGCCCCAAGAACTTCCCTTCCAGTGTCTCGACGTAACAGTGCCCCATCGCGTTCGGCGGCGGACAGCCGTAGGGTGCGCACACGCGCACCACTGTGCCGTCCGCAGGCGTGTAGTCGCGGCGGTCAAAGCGGTCCCAGCCGCAGGCCTTGAACACCAGCACCTGACCTTTGCGAACTTTCATTCTTCGTCCTCGCTTTCCGTCGTGCCAAAGTCGTACTCGTAGTCGCTGCCGTAGTCGTCGGCACCGATGTCCCATTCGTCGAAGCCGCACTCGCCGATGTCGCGCGCGGCCTTGATCGCCTGCTTCAGTCTGGTTTCACCCGGTCCAGTCATTTGCCCTCCTGTCACCCCTAATATGCACAGGCTAATGATATTAGCAAGGGGCTAATGTGCGTCAGGATGTCACACCATAAGCCTCTTGCTAATTCTATTAGCTGCATTAGGTTGCGGGTGTGGCTGGAAACAACGGAGGTGCTGGATGACCCTCGACTTCGGAAGTCTCTACGAAACGGCCCACGCTGCCGGGATGGCGGCGGGCTACGGCTCCACCCCCACGCCGATGGTGGTGACCGGCGGGGTGCCGGGTGAGAAGGCGGAAAGCTGGTACGTCAGCGAGGGGGCTTGCGGGTTCGCTTGGGTGACGATCAAGGGCACCACGCCTTTCGCGCGGTGGGCCAAGGCCGCCAAGAAGGTCAGCAAGGCTTACCCGACCGGCTACTGGTTCTGGGTGAGTGAGTTCGGGCAGAGTGTGGACCGGAAGGAAAAGTACGCGCGGGCCTTCGCCAAGGTGCTCAACGAGCACGGCATCACCGCCTACGCCGACAGCCGGTTAGACTGACCGGCGACTAGATGCGGGGTCGCTTCAAAGGCCCCGCCCCGCTGGAGAGGGGCACCTCCAGAGGCCGGGGCCGCGAGGCCCCGGTCTGCTTTTTATCCACTGGTTCTCTTTTACCCTTGACGTTAGCCCTGTGCTAATGCACCAATACCATCTTACCAAAGAAGGAGAGCCTATGCGGAACCTAACCGGAATGCTGGCGGGCATTGCTTTGCTCGCCAGTGGCGGAGTGGGGCAGGCCGTCACGCTCGGCGGTCAGAACTGGACCTCTACCGGCACCGTGCTGACACTGTCTCAAACAGTGCCGACCGGCAACCAGCCGCTGAACATTCAGTGCATCATCTGCGGCGACAACCAGCCGCAGCAACAGGCGAACTTCGGCTACACCGACTTCCACAACACGGGCGCGATGAACGACATTCTGTTCTTCTCGACCAACGTGGCGGGAGGCGGCAATCCCGGAGCAGACACGGTCGGGCTTGGTTATGACGGCTCGTTCCTGCGCGACTACATCGCCGCGCACGGCAGCGTCAACCTGACCTTTCAGGTCGGCATCGACGTGAACGACGCCGGTAAGACACCGCAGGTTCTGGAGAGTTTCTATCTGCTGAACCTGACGCAGCACAAGGTCTTGGCATCGTTCCAAGGGCCAGCGCCTATCGGCTCGCAGAACAACGGGACCGGCTTTCCAGACTTCATCTTGGAAGGCTTCGACCTCAACTTCGGCACAGACTTCGTCCTCGGCGACCAGTTGATCTTTTTCGCCCGCATCAGCAACGCGAGCGATGGGCCGGACAGCTTTTTCCTGATCCCAAATCAGGAAATCGTCACCCCGCTGCCCGCAGCCGTATGGCTGTTCGGCGGCGGCCTCGGCGTGCTTGCAATGCTCTCGCGAAGGCGTAAACGTGAAACGCATCTGGCTTGGCCGAAATACGCAGTTGCCCCGGCATCCAGTCCCTAGGTGTTCCCGAACTCCCAAATGCCGGAAGCAAGAACCCCCCGGAGCAGGATGCTCCGGGGGGCGCTGTCGGCAGGTCCGGGTAGGAAGCCAGCCGCCAGCTAGACCTTGACGTAGGTGCCGCGCCCGACCAGTTCGACCTTGTGCTGCGAGCGTAGCACTGACAGCACCGAGGACACCCCGGTCGGCAGCCGTCCACTCTCCACCAGCAGCTTCCCGAACTCGGGGCATTTGTAGTGGTACTGCTTGCCCCGCTCCATCATCCCCAGCACCTTCGGGGCGAGTTCCTGCATCCACGGCTGGGCAGCGACCCGGCTTTTCCACTCCGAAGGCCCGCCCCGCCGAGGCCCGTGCTTGCCGTTGACCGGAATGCCGGGGGTCAGTTCCTCGATGCGCAGGTTTGTCACCTCGTTCGCCAGCACGCTCGTGACCGTGTTGAGTTGGTCGTGCCGGATTTCGCAGGTCAGTCGATATTTTCGCATGATGTCACCGTGCGGTTGAACGGAACAGGGCGGGAGGCATTTCGCCCCCCGCCGAGGTCACCGTTCAGGCCGCCCTCGCGATCTGCTGCCATGTGGCACTTGGCAGTTCGATCACCTGCGCTCCGATCCGCTCCAGATCAGTGGCGCGGTCGTAGTCATCGACGTTCTGGGATGCCGCCGTGATGGCGTTGTAGAGGCCGAACCGCGAGAGGTCGCCCCCGCTCGCCAACTCCTTCAGCACCGACTTGCCCTCGACCTCGTTGAGGCCGAAGGTCTTGGCGGCCATGGTGACCACCTTGACCAGATCGTCGCTCTCGATCTTGTCGGTTTGCGTTCCCTCGACCTTGCTGGCGAGGGCATCGAACTGCACCCGGTCGAAGGCCGCGCGCGTAACATCGACAAGCTGCGCCATGGTGGCGACTTGCGTCTTGCGCTTGGTTTCGTCCGTGAGCATCGTGTAGTGCGCTTCACCGACCAGTTCGTGCCGCGCACCGACATGGTACTTGCGCACGCTGCGCTCGTTGAAGGTGGCGAGGTTCGAGCAGAAGCTGTCGAACAGCCCCGTCATCACGTTCGCGCCACCGTAGCCGACTTCGCTGTCGGAAATGGTGATCGCGGGCGACAGGCAGCGCACGATGTTGTGCTTGCCGTCGCCGAACTTGCCGCCGATGGCGGCGAGTTCACGGGTGACCTTCTTGTCCACGCACTTGATATACATGCGCGTGTCAGTCACTTGGCAGGACATCACATCCACGTCGATGTCGAGCAGCACCGGCAGCAACGACGCTGCGATGTCCTCGTACTCCATGTCCGTCCTGAACTTGTCGGAGCGAAGCGCCCGCAGGTTGCCGTCCTGCGTGCGGAACAGTTGCTTGGTTGCGTTCTTGGTGAACCAAGTGTTGACGTTCTCCGCCCAGAGCGGCAGGTCGTCCGCCAGCATCTTGTCGTAATACTGCTTCGGGATTTTCGTCACCTCCGCGATTTGCGCGTGGCCGATCTTGTTGATCCCGAACATCATGTCGCCGACGTGAAGCGTGCCGCCGTCCCCGGAGGGGACGACTTCCGCGTTCTTGGTGTTGGCGATGAAGTCCTTTTTTGTCTCCGCGCGCCGAGCGATTTCGGCGGCGAATTCTTGGATCGAATGCACTCCTGCTTTCATGCTTCACTCCTGTGGACCCGAGGGTCCGGTTTCGGCTTGTCTCTGGACCACTCCCCCCAGCTACGGAGGCATAGCCCGACTTGCCTGACAGCATTATACACAGGCTAAAAACCTTTGCAAGGGGCTTAGTACGTTGGGCCTTGCATTTTTATGCCAAGGGCGTATACTCTTGGCATCGAGACAAGAGGGCTGATATGAACGTCACCAGCATCGAATTGCGCGACCTCCCCGGCCTGCCGGGGTATGTCGGCTTCCAGATCACGGCACCCAGCGCCGCCGAGGCGCAGGCCGCGATCACCCGCATCATGGACAAGATCGAGCGCGACGGGGGCCTTGCCGAATTCCGCAACCCCACCCGCTTCGGCGACAGGTGGATGTCCTGCGGATACGTCAAATCAAAAGACTAGCCAACATGACAGATCGGGATGCTGGTTGGGCTTTGCTGCTGGTTGGCGCGGCACTCTTTCTGTCTGCCGCTCCCAAGCCCATCAGGGCGATAGGTGGGCTGCTGGCTGTCGGAATCGGAGCGTGGATATATTACGCATCATAGTTTCAACAGGAGAGAGGGAACTGGCCTGATGGCAAAACGAAAACGACAATCGGTCAAGGCTGTGCTGCGCGATGCAGGCAGGGCGCTGACCTCTGCCAAGCCGCTGCCCATGGTCAACCCGGTGCCGATGTCGGACGAGCAGGCCTTCATCGCACTGATCGCTCGCGCCGCTGGCGATCCCAGCTTCGACACCGACAAGTTCAAGATGCTGATGGACGCCCGCACCAAGGACCGCGCCGAGCGCGCGTCCGCCGCCTACTCGCTGGCGATGTCGGAGGTGCAGGAGAAGCTGGAGCCAGTGCGCCGCGACTGCCAGAACACGCAGACCCGCTCGCGCTACGCCAGCTACGAGGCGCTCGACCGCGCCATCCGACCGACCTACACCAGCCATGGCTTCGCGCTGTCGTTCTCCACCGAGGGCATATCCATCACCGACGTGATGCGCGTCACCTGCCGCGTGCTGCACAAGGCGGGCCACACCGAGCACCACCAGATCGACATCCCCGTCGTCACCAAAGGTCCGCAGGGCAAGGACGTGATGACGGCGACGCACGCAGCAATGTCGGCCAAGACCTACGGCATGCGCGGGCTGCTGACCATGATCTTCAACGTGGCGCTGACCGACGACGACGGCACCGCCGCAGGCAACGGCGGCCCTGTTTCCGACGAGCAGCTTTGGGAGTTGGGCGAACTGATCACCAAGACCAAGTCCGACATCAAGGCGTTCTGCGACTACATGGGCGTCGATGCGCTGGTGAACCTGCCTGCGAAAAAATTCGGCGAGGCCAAGGCCGCGCTGAAGCTGAAAGAGAAGCAGCAGGCCGAGGCCGCGCCATGAGCGATCAGGTGATGGCCGTCCCGCTGGTCGCGGCGGTCGTGCAGCGGGCTGTGGAAATCCAGCAAGGCTCGCCAGAGTGGTTTGCCATCCGATGCGGGAAGGTGACCGCGTCCCGCATGTCGGACCTTATGGCAAAGGCGCGCACCCCCGGCGAGGGGGTGCGCGCCAACTACATGGCGCAGATCATGCTGGAGCGAATGACCGGCGTCCCCGGCAAGACCTACAGCAACGCCACGATGGAGGAAGGCAGCCAGTGGGAGCCGAAGGCCCGCGCCGCCTACACCTTTATGACGGGCTTCGAGGTGACGCAGGCGGCCTTTGTCGATCACCCTGACATCCCGCTGACCGGCTGCTCGCCGGACGGGCTGGTCGGCAAGGACGGCGTGCTCGAAATCAAATGCCCGTTCCCGAACACCCACTTCACCACGCTGGTGACCGGCGAGGTGCCCGACAAGTATATGAAGCAGATGCAATGGGCGCTCGCCTGCACCGGGCGGGCGTGGTGCGACTACGTCAGCTACAACGACGACATGCCCGAGGCCATGCGGCTGTTCATCAAGCGGGTGCCGCGCTCCGACACGATGATCGCGGAAATCACCGAGGCGGTGCGCGTGTTCCAGAGCGAGGCCGACCTGCGCATGTCGGTGCTGCGGGAGAAGTTTCCGTGACCGACAAGGGCCTGTTCACCATCACCGCCGAGGGCTTTGTGCCGCACGACCAGCGGGCTGTGGACATGCACGCCGAAATGATGCGCAAGGACTACCACAAGCCGGTGTTCCTGACGCTGCGCACCGCGCGCAACCCGGAGTTCTCGGCGATGGCGCATGTCGTGTTCTCGAAGCTGGCGGACGGCCTCGGCGTGCCGATGGACGCCATCAAGAACTACCTGAAGGAGCAGACCGGGCGCTACGATCTGGTCAAGATGCCGGACGGCGGTGTCGTCAAGCTGCGCAAGTCGGTTCGCTTCAGCGCCATGACCGAACCGGAATTCCGCGCCTTCTGGGACGAGGCCCTGCCGATCATCTTCGAAAAGTTGCTGGGTCGGGTGAAGTCGAAAGAGTATCAAGAAATACTGGATGTCCTCGATGGCAAACGTCGCTGAAGCCCGCGCCGCGCTCGACCGCCTGCTGACGCTGCCGCACCTCGCCAAGGAGGTGCGCTACTATGCCAAGATGGCGCTCAGTCACCTGCACCAGACCGACATGAACGTGATCTACCCCGGCCACCCCGATGCGCCGGGGCCGTTCCCGCAGGAAAACGACGATGCGGATTGAATTCACCAGCGCCACCAAGCGGCTGATGTACGAGCGGTCGGGTGGCGTCTGCGAATGTCACCGGGTTCCCGGCATGGCGGCCTGCGGACGGCCCCTCGGCCCCGGCAATACCTTCTATGAGCATGTGATACAGTGCGCCCTCGGCGGAGACAATTCGCCGGACAACGGGGCTGTGCTGACGAGAACGTGCTGGAAGCTGAAAACGTCGAAGCAGGACCTGCCGGTCATTGCTAAGGTCAAGCGCATTCGCGACCGTCATCGCGGCATTGTTGCACGCGGTCGCCGTATCATGGGCTGGCGGCGGTTCGACGGCACCCCGGTCAGGAGGACATGATGCCGGTACCGCCATGGCTCGAACCGTATGCCCCCTACCACGACGAGGCGAGGGCTGCGCTGCTGACACCGGAAATTCCGCTGTTCGACAGCCTGTGGGCGAGGGCCTGCGGTGACGCGCAGCCTGCGCTCTCGAAGCGCGAGCAGGACGTTCTGATAAATTTCCTAGGGGGGCCATGATGCAAAACGGCGGCGACAACCTGCACCAGACTGCGGCCAAGGGCGTGGAGGCGATCAACATGATCGTCGGCCAGCGCGACCAGCTTTTGACAGACAATGACCGCATGACAACCGACATCGCACTGATGCGGGAAAAGATCGTCCAGCTTGAAGGCAGGCTCAACGTCGCCAACGCCGAGCGCGACCACTACATGCGCTTCTGCGTCGAACTTTCCACCGGGCTGAACAACATCCAGAACCTGATCGCCACCACCGTCGAGGCCGCCAAGCACGCCGCGTTCAAGCCGACGCACGTCACCCGCCCCGCGCGCGAAGATCAGGTATCGGAGGCCGACGCGCAGGCCATCGAGAGCCTGATCCAGCGGCTGCCGAAAAGCGACGGCGAACAATAACCGCCGGTTGCAAATTCGGCATTTCGACTTTTTCGAAAATTCATGGTTTTGAAATTTTGTTCTTCAATGATTTCGGTGGGAACCCGCCGCTAACCCCTTGACGATGCCAACTCAACCGGCACGGGTATTAGCTTTGTGCTAAAATACTTCCGTTGAGTGAGAGTTGCTGTTTGACATCGTAAAGGAGGACACATGGCTGACGAAGCCAAAGCGAAATACTCGTCTGTCAATGGTCAGTGGCCGGAAGGCACCCGCGACGGGCGCGACCTGAAGCCGACGCCGAAGGAGGCGCTGGCCGCAGCGAAGCGGCTCTACCGGGTAGGGTTCAAGAGGCATTTCCGGGGCAAGATGAAACTGACCAGCGGCAACCGACGGACATGGATCAGGAGCGGCGTGTTCTACGTCAATCCCGATCTGGGTGCTGGCACCATCGACTACCGATCCAGAGGTGGCGTCATCATCGACCGGGGAAGCGGCGGGGGCTGGCACGAACTGGTCCACGACATTTCCCACTACGTCACCCGCCGATTGTACGGGGACGCCCACGGGTTCCGGCACGCCTTCATCGAGAAGGAAATGATCAAGGCGGTGGTCGAGGGCGGCTGGCTGGAAGGCAAGCTGATCCGGCCAACCAAGCCGAAGCCCCCGGTGGACGAGAAGGCGCTGAAACTCCAGCGCACGCTGGCCAGCATCAAACGCTGGCGGGCGAAAGAGAAGCGAGCGCAGACGGCCTTGCGCAAGTTGACGCGCAAAAAGCCGCTACTACGAACGCCAGCTTCAGGCCTGACGATCACCCCCCGCCTCGCGCGGGGGGTTCTTTTGTTAGGGGCCAGCGGATCGCCTTGATGCCGGACGCGGCGAACGCGCTCTCCTTCACCTGATCGGATTGATTGCCGCCGAGCAGGATGACGTTATCGCCCTCGCGTCGCTCGAACAGCGCGACGTGGTGGTCGAGCGTGATGATCGCCCCCGGCACCGGCTCGAAAAGTTCCTGTCCCCAATCGCTCCACGCCTCGGCGTACAGGAAGCGATGCACGTCGTCCTCGCCGTAGACCGGGCGGTAGCCCGCCGAGGTGACGAAGAACGCCACCGCCAGCCCGCACCACGCGATGCTGTCGGCGGTGTAGTAGGAGCAGTAGGTCGCCATGTCGGGGTAGGCAGCGGCGATAATTTCCGGTGCCCGCATGATCTGCGGATTGTCGGCGTCGCCGGGGTGTTCCTCGATGCCGATGCAGCGGCGCGCGATTTCCAGCCATGCCGGGATCATGGTTTCCCTCCACAGGGCGGCGGGTTCCAACTCAGCGCGTTGGCGCGGGCGCGGACGTGGGCGCTGATGCCTACGCTCATGCCTTCGATGGCGCGCTTCGGCTGCATGCGCTCGTCCTTCATCCAGACGTCGAACAGCTTGACGACGTGGTCGCGCAGGGCGCGGTCGATGCCAGCCAGCACGACCTCGCGAATGCGCTCGCGCTCCGCAACCGGGACGCAGATCGTCATCCTCTCGTCCTCGGAGCGCACGCCATAGAGGCCGATGCCGACCAGCAGCGCCAGCGCAACGAGCGCGATCTTCTTCATGCTCCCGCCCTTCGCACCGCGATGGTGGCGGCGGCAAACCCGCCCTGCTCGTTGTAGGTCCAGTCGCCGGGGTTCTCGGTCGCGGCGGCGGCCACCACCTTGCTGCTTCCGACGCCAAAAACCGCAAAGTCCCCCCGGCCAGAGGCCTGCGTCGCTTGGATGGTGTAGCCGTCCGATGGCACCGAGGACGGGAAGGTGTTTTTGGTTATGCCATGGACCGCGAGGACCCAAGCGCGGGCGGTGACAGTGGTGATCGCAGGGGTCGGCACCGGGCCGTTGGGAAGGTTGTTTCCGCTTGTGGTGACGGCAGCCGCGTCCTCCGGGGTGTCCAGCTTCACGCCGCGCAGGCAGATCGCAAAGGCGACGTTGCCTCCGTCCGCAAAGTCGCCGCCGTTGAAGGCGACCGTGGTGTCGGGGCTACCTGACAGCATGACCTTGCGATAGGCCGCCAGCCTGCATGCGCCGTCACCTGCACCGATGATGTTTGCCAGTATTACATAGCCGCCGGTTGTGATGGTGATTGCGGTCGCGGCGGTCGGCCTTGTGCAGAACGCATACACAACGTCGTTCTGCTGTAACGTAGGCAGCGCGAGCGTGAGTGCGCCGCCGGATGCGTTGCTGGTCTTGACCGAGCCGACGAGGGAAATTTCCGGCTGCAAGGTCAGCAGCGGCGGCACCATCATCGCGGTCAGGCCGGGGAGCATCAGCGAATGTCCGGTATGAACGTGCAGAAGATGAAGCCGGGGGACAGGACCGCGTAGGACAGGGCGTCAACGGCGTTGGCCGCAATGGTCAACGACGGCTTGGTGCCGCCGGTAAACTTATAGGCCGCGTCCCATGTCGTGATCGTGCAACCACCGGCACCGGGCTGCTGGAAATAGATGACGCCTTTCTGCCCGCCCTTCTGATTGGACGGTGCGGCCAGCGTTCGACCGGCCCCGGCCATGGTGCAGAAGAAATCGAACCCGAGGCTGAAGTTCGGCGTGATGGTGGTGCCAACCTCGGCCAGCGCGGTGTAGGCTGCCGCGCTCCAGACCCGGTCGGTCAGCAGGTACTTGCCCGCAACATTGGCGCGGAAGTCTGCGGCGGACGCAAGGTTCGCCGGGTGGACGTGGTCCTCGCGCGCGTACTTGAACGACGTGCCGACAGCGGCTGGATCGGCGTCAGGCAGCGGCGTTGCGGTAGCCTCGCCGCTGCTGATGATCGCGCCCTGCCCGGTGAACCACTTCTCGCCGTCCCATGTGTAGGTCGGGATGCCAGCGACGGGCGAGGCCGGGTATTTTTGCCCGACTGTCGGAGAGGCCGGAAAGTCGAGGGCTGCCATGGTCGGCTCCTAAAGTTTCGGTGGCCGCGCGATGCCGCGCGGCTTGCCGATTTCGTAATACTCGCCGGGGGCAGGCTCGACGGAGGTCCAGCCGTCCGGCAGCGGAATTGATGTCGCGTCGTCCGCCGCCACGATGGCGTTCTGCACCAGACCGCCCGCGTCAATGAGCAAGTGAGTTTTCATGGGTACCACCTCAGAATGACAATGCCCTGCGTCGAAGCATAATAGCCGCCCGCGCCGTAGCCTTTGCCCCCGCCCGTGCCCTTGCTCCCTATGCCGCCAATTCCATACAGGCTGTCGCCGCCGACGTTATCGTAAGTGGGTGCATCGCCGCCCGCACACCCGGCATAGACATAGCCGCCGAAGCCGCCACCATTGCCATCATAGGTGCCGCCAAGCGCATAGGGCGACCCCGGAAGCCCCTGCGAGCCGTTGACTATTTGCGAAGTGCCGCCGTTGCCGTAGCTGCCGGACGGGCCTGCCGCGCCGACGTACACGACGATGCTCAGGCCGGGGGTCAGCCCGTTGAACCATGTGAAGGCCGTGCCACCACCGCCGCCGCCACTAAAACCGGAGCCACCACCGCCGACGAGGATCGCCTCCAGTTGGGTCGCGCCCGCCGGGATGGCGACCGCCTGCGTCGTGGTGATGTACTGCACCGCCGGATTAGGGCCAGTCACGACTGTCGGATGCCGGTGATCCTCGCGCGCGTACTTTTTCGAAGTGCCGGGGGTTGCGGCACCGTCCGCCAGCGGCGTGGCGTTACCCGCCTGCCCGATGACGAACGCGGTGGTGGCGATTGAGGTGTCATTGTCATCGACGGCGGGCGTCGGCGCGGTAGGGTTGCCGGAAAATATCGGCGAGGCCAGCGTGGCTAGCGTCGCAAAGTCGGGCTGCGGGGCCGCAGGCACCCATTGCGCCGTGTTGCCGTCGTTATAGCGGACGTACAAGATGCCGGTGTCGCTTTTCCACCAGAACGAATTATCCGCTGGCGTTGCGGGCGGCGTGACCGACGTGGTGACGCCGCTGGTCAGGAAGCGCGGGTCGTCGCCTGCCGCCACCGTGCCGGTTGCCACGCCCACGTTCTTGGTCGCCGCATTGCCGAGGCCGAGGTTGGTGCGCGCGGTCGACTTATCGGCAAGGTCGAACAGATTTTGCGAGCGCAGCATGTCGCCCGTGCCGGGACCGCCGGGGCCTTGCGGTCCTATAGGTCCCTGTATTCCCTGATCGCCCTGTACTCCTTGAATGCCTTGTGTCCCTTGAATGCCCTGCGGCCCGCGAATGTCGGTTGCCTCGGCCAGCGTCGCGACGTAGCTGACCGGGCCGACGTACATGCCGCTCGCTGGCATCGTGCCGGACCCGCCGGTCCAGCCGGTCACCTGCAACACGCGCCGCTGCCCGTCCACCACGATGGCAAGCGTCGGTATCCACGTCGTCGGCACGCTCGCCAGCGACCCCTCGCTCAGATGCAGCGAGCGGCTCAGTCCGGTCTTGAGTTGCGCCAGCGCGTGCCAAATTTTGTCGTAGGCCTGCTCCTGATCGCCCGCGTCCATGGTCGAGAGCGTGTTGCCGTCGAGGTCCTGAATGAATTGCACGTCGCGGAAGATGAACAGCGCCGAGCCAGCCGGGGGCGCGGTGATCATCGTCAGCGTCCCGGCGACCTCGGTGCCAGCGCCGAACAGCGTGTAGTGGACGTTCTCGACCTGCGGGGTTTCGACCTGCGTCGAACTTGTCAGGATGACCTTCACGTCCAGATTTGAAAGGAACGCGAAGCCGGTCGAGAACACCGTGCTGGTGCCGTTGCCGCTGTACTGCACGCGCGCCAGATCAGAGGAAACTGTCATAGGTCACCTACTGGTTCGGAACCCTGAAACCGCCGCCGCCGGTCGGCCTGCCAAAGCGGTCGGGTAGCGGCTCTTGTATCGGTCGAACGAATTCGGTTTTCCGCAGCACGCGGCGTTCCTCGATGCCTCGGCCTTGGTACGGGATATTCAGCTTCTGGTGTTCGCGGTGCGCGAGGCCCGCCTGAATTTCGGCATGGAATTCTGGGAAGCGCCACGGGGCCTCCGACATGATCTGCCGCTGCGCCGCCTGCCGGTAGTCGTTGACCCATTGCTTGATGTAGGCCGACTTCCCGCTGTCGGTGCCGGTGCCGTCTGGGTCGCTCTTGTTCTGATAAATGTGTGAGTAGCGCGGATCGTCGCCGCTGACCATGCGGTTCAGGAAGTCCTCCAGCCCGATCTTCTCGCCGGTCTTTGGATTGTGCCTAAGTTCGCTGCCAGCCAGCCGCCGATAGTAGTCGAGGACCTCCGGGTGGTCGCGGAAGTTGACCTGCACACCCATGAACGGAGCCGACCACTCGATGCGCTGGATGCCGGTGCGCAACTTCACCATTTCGTTGAACGTCGGGTGATCGTTCTTCCAGCTAAGTCGGAACGGCATGACGAAGTTATAGAGCGCGCCAGCAGCGCCCGCTGGCTGGTTTTTGACTTCGTGGCCGAATACGTCGCGAACCGGGATCAGTTTGTCGGACAGCCCCGGCATGTTCTTGAACAGCACCGCGTCGTACCAGCTTCCGATCTGACGCTGTTGCGGGTCCATCATCGAGCCGACCGCGCGCACAGGCGCGAGGCCGGGAATGCCAGCGGTGACCACGCTGCCAGCGAGGTCGCGGAAGTAGCTGCCGAGCGCGCTGCTGCTGCCTCGCTTGTAGGTGTCCATGCCGCTCGCCATCTTGGAGAAGCTGGTCATAAAGGTCTGGTCGGTGAACGAGTAAGCCATGATGGCGATGGCGGTGTTCATCCACTCGTCGATTGTGTCGTACGCCTCCGGGTGAATGTCGCGGTTCTTCATCATCTGGTCCAGCCCGCCAGCGAAGGCGATCATGGGCGCAAGCTGCCCCAGCCCGGTGACGCCGACCTGCATGCCTCCCGGCCTTTGCAGCGAGAACGGCTTGATGCCCGCTCCTTCCAGCGACTGCCGCCACGCCGGTTCGTGCGGCAGCGGCCCGGTGAGGTTGCCGTTCTGCGCGTAGTCGAATAGCAGCGAGGTCGCCGCTGCCCCGGTGGTGACCTTGGCCAGCGCGAGGTCGCGCGCTGCGCCGCCCGCCGCGAAGTCCTTCCGCCAGTTGCCGATGACGAACGCCAGCGGGGAGTGCTCTGCCGCGTTCGCCAGCAGCCGGTTCGGCGTGCGGACGTAGGGCATGACCAGATGGATCGGCTGGTACATGCTTCGCAGGTTCATCAGGCCCTGCCCGAGTGCCCCCGGCGCATCGTTGAAGGTCGCGTAGTTTGCGTGCGACATCGACGCCAGCTTGATGTTGTTCGGCGGGTTCGCGATCAGGTCGGTGACCCGGTTAACGAAGGCCTTCCCTTGCAGCCCTTCAGATAGCGCCTGCCGGTGCGCCTGCGCCTCGATTTCCCCACGGAAGGCGATGACCTTGAAGAAGTCGTCGCCAGCGGCGAGGAACCGTCCGGGTATGCGAACGGTGCCGCCGATGAAGTCGATGGCCCTGCCCATGACGGTCTTGCCGAACTCGACCTGCTCGACCGCCGACTTGCCCAGCATTTCCGCCACCGCCTTGGAGGTGGACGGAGGGAACATCGTCGCCCCCGTGCCAAAGGCGTCGGTCGCGGCGCTGCCGCCGTGCAGCGGGGCGAATTGCCGCTCGCCGGTCTTGACCGCCCTGCCAGCCGTGCGGAATGCCTCCTTGAACGCGGAAATCTGGCCGCGCATATAGGCCGCCGCCTCGCCATCGACGACGCCGTCGCCAAGTTCGCGGCCCAGCAGCGTCGAATACTTTGCGGCGGTCGCTCGATCCACCGACTGCCAAATCGCATTGGCGGAGTTGCCGACGAGGTTGCGCACCTGCGTGACCGGCTTCCACAGGAACGACAGCGCGTAGGCCTCCTTGTAGACATCCCACGCCCAGCGGCCCCAGCCGCGATTGAGTGCGAGGTTCATTGCTCCCGGTGCCGCGCCGTCCGCGTGCATCTGGATGATCATGCTCGACAGATTGCGCGCCCCGTCCACGCCGCCGGTCCCGATCAAGAACTCGTGCATGGCCTGCGCCCGCGCGATGTTGCCTTCGGCGTGTGCCGCGCGCAGCGCGCCGAGCGCGCGTCCCGCCTCGCCCGATACTCCGAGAAAACTTTCAAGGATGGCCATGTGCGTGACCATCTGCTCGTTGACGCGGAAGGTGTCGGCCAGCGACGAGTGCGGCATTTCGGCAATCTTCGCCAGTTCGAGCAGACGCGCGTGCGACGAGTTGAGCAGCCTGCCCGCCGCGATGATCTGCTCGCCGCTATAGGCTTCTCCCAGCTTGCGCGCGAGGAACTGGTCGTGCGTCATGTTGAGCGCCTCGGCCATTTCCTTCTGCGCCGCCAGCGTCAGCACCCCGCGCTTGGCCTCGCTGATGTTCGGCTTGATCACGTCCGCAATCTGGCCGATCACGCCGGGGATATTGCCCTTGTCGATGTTCTCCCATGTGATGTTTGGTTTCAAGGTCCGACAACTTGGCGGCCTTGGCAGTTTCGCGCACCTTCTCGCCCACGGCCTTCGCCGTCACCTGACCCGGCACCGAGGGGCCGAATTCTGCGCGCAGCTTGGCTTCCTTGGCCGCCGCCTCCGGTCCCGGCCAGTGCTGCTTGGCCCATGCTTCTTCGAAACCGTCCCTGACCTGCTTGGTGACCCGGTCGTAGTTCGCGGCGCCCTCGGCGTCGAGCGTGTTTTTGTCCACCCGCTTGATGGTGTCGTAGAGCAGGTGCAGCTTCTCCTGCACCGCCGCGACTTCCTTCGGCACGATCTGGATTTCAGCGGTCAGACCGGGCTGGATTTCGACCTGCGCGTGGATCGCCCGGTAGCCGTGCTGCGGCTCCGCGATCTTATCGTCCACGGAAAGCAGCTTGCCGAACCTGTCCTCCAGCCGCGCCAGCACGTCGCTGGCGGCCTGCGGGTCATCCACATGGATACGCCCGCCTAGGTAGTCGCTGATGGCCTCCGGGGGCCTCCCGGTGGCGATCTTGTCCTCGACCCCCTTGAGGGCCTTGGCCCGCGCTCCAAAGACCCGCGCCCCCTCGACGCCGTCAACTACCTGCTCCAGATCGGTTTTTAACTGCGGGACATTTTTATTCGCCTCTGCTATAATGGCACGGTGATCGGCGGTTCCCTGCCAGATGGGCTTCCCCGCCATACTTGAAGGTCGGCCAATGGTGAATTCGTCAAACCCCGGCAGCGGCTCGTTCGTCCGCGTCATGGACGGCCCCGTCCTCGTGGACGGCGGCATCGTCCGGCTCGTTGCAACTTCGGACGGCGGCGGCAGGGTTGAGAGTTGGGACGGTCGCGCTTGGGTTCCCGGCGGCGCGACAGTCAAGGAGGTCGCCAAAGGCACGCCCTGCGCTGACCCGGAGGCCGAGGGAACCTCGCCCGAGGGTGCGCCCTTGACCGATACCGCAACCGCTGGCGCGTCCGGCGAGACACCGCCCGACGCCTTGGACACGAAGTCGTCGGCGTGACGTAGTTGGTCAGCCGCCGCCGCGTCCGCTGGCGCTCCGGGTACTCCAGCCTCCTGTGCGCCCTTGGCCTTGAGCATCGAGCGGGTGAACTTCGCCGAGGCCACGATGCCGCGCAGGATGCCTTCCGCCACCACGCCTGTGGCCACGCCTTCCACCGCATTGCGCAGCCGGTTCACGGCTGCGTTGTCGTTCGGGTCGGTTGCGAGGAACTCCGACACCGGACCCTTGAGTGTGGGAAACCTTTCCACAACCATGTTCGTCAGGTTCGGCTTGTCCGGGTCGTTGCCCAAGAACATCGACAGCCCGCCCGCCGCCGACATGGTCGCGATGCTGCCGACGCCCGCCGCCGACAGCGCCTTCGCAAAGGGCCTGTAGCCCACCATGAACTTGGTAAAATCGCGGATCAACCCGCCCGTGACGCTGTCGGCCTCGCCGCCGATGCCCAGCACGTTCTTCGCCGAAAGCTCCATCTGCTTGGGATCGTTCGGGTCGCGCCCCTGATTGATCGCGATGGCGCTCATAAGTTCCTGCCGCCTTGCCTTTGCCGCTGCCTGCGTTTCCGGGTGCCGACCAGCCATTCGGGGGCGTTCTGGTTCAGCCAGTCGCCGAACTCCCCCACCGCGCTGCCAGCGTTGCGCCAGAAGTCGAAGTAGCCCTCGGCGACCTGACCGGGCGCTGACAGCACGCCCTTGGCCACGTCCTTGCCGACCGCAACGGTGCCCTTGCCGATCCGCTGGAGCAGGCTTGACTGTTCCTCGTGCGCGGGCGTCGGCTCCGCAGGCTGCGGCGGCTCGTCAGGCGGCGCGGTGCCGCGCTGCTTCATGCCGTCGAGCAGCCGCTGGAACTGCGCCTGATCGCCGCGCTCGCGCGTGTTTTCCAAGTAGACGTTGTCGCTGGTCTGTTCGCCGAGCGGCATCAGATGTCCTCCTGCCTCTGGGCGTTGAGCCGCGCGCCCATGACATCCTCTGGCCTGTAGGCGTTCCGGTCAGGGTTCTCGTCGCTGGGCGGCGGCCTCTCGATCTGGTCATTGCTGGGAAGCGGGCGCTCGAACAGGGGCTTCATGCCCTGCGGCGGCGCGATGATCGACATCTTCTGCGGGCTTTCGTTCGGGGCTGGCGGCGGCACCTTGGTCGCCGGTTTCAGCCCGCCGGGTTGCACCGCCTTCTTCTGCTCCAGCGACTTCTTCAGCCGCTGATCTTCCCGCAGCGTGTCGCGCCACTGGTTGATCAGGTTCTGCTGGGTTGACAGGTCGGCGACATTGCCGCGCTTGGCGATCACATCAGCGTCCAGCTTGGCTTGCGCCGCCTCGATGTCGCTCTCGACAATATCGCGCCGCGTCTTGCTGCCGGTGTCGAAGTAGCGCGAGAACGGCAGCCGGTCGCGCACCGCTGCGGCGGTGTCGTCGCGCGCCCGCCGGATGATCTGGTCGGCCTTGTCGAACATGGCGGCGCGGTTGTCGAGCAGCGGCTTGTTGGCCGGGTCGGCGGTAAAGTCGTCGTATTCGCGCAGCGCCAGTTCCATGCGCTTGCGGGCGTCCTCGCCCTCCAGACCAGCCACGCCGGGAGTGAGCACGCCATGGATATGATCGCGCGCCGAGACAACCGGCGGCTTCAGGCCCTGCCGCCATGTGTCGCCGTTGCGGCGGGCCAGTTCGCCAGCCTTCGCCCCGTCGATGCTGCGGTTGCGGATTGCCGCCTCCAGCGTCTTGCGGAATTCGTCCGGTGGCTGCGCGCGGCTGTCGTTCTCCAGTTGGATCATCGCCCCTGCATCGTCGCGCGTGGGCGGCTTGTTGCGCAGGGTCAGCGCGGTGTGCAGTTGGTGATCTGACAGGAACGGCTTGGCGGTCTGTATCATTTCGTCGGTGACTTCCTTGCCGTTGAAGGCCGTGTCGGTGATTTCCTTCATCTTTTCGTCGCCGATGCGCTTGGTGCGCTTCTCGTAAGCCTCGACGCTCTTGATCATCAGCTTGGCGGCTTCCTCGTAGTTCTTCACCCGCTGCGCGAAGGCCGGGTCCTGCGGGTCGGCGTACTTCGGGTCCAGCTTGTCGAGGTCGCGCGTCATCTGCTCGTAGCTGGTGTCCGGCCCCCATTGCGTGTTGCCATGGTACGCCAGATTTGCCTCGCGCTCCGCCAGCCTGCGCTGTCCCTCGCTTGGCCCGAACACCGCGATCACCGCCTCCCGCGTCCAGCGCCCGTTGACCCCCTCCTGCCCGTGCGCCTTGACCGCGACTTCCTCCTGCGTGAAATCGGCTTTCCCGATGTCGCGCATTTGATGCACTATTCGCTCTCGTTCGGCCTGCACGAGCGCGAGCGCGCATCCCAATGTTCCTCGCTCTGCCGCATTTCCTTCGGCGTCTGTCCGAGCAGGGGGGCCGCGCTGGTGCCGCCCAGCGTCTGCTCGCCGGTCACCTGCAACGGCTTTGTCTTTTCGCCCGTTGCTATTGCCCGCGCCTCGCTCTCGTGCAGGCGCTGCGCGTACTCGTCCGCCGCCGTTGAACTGTCGAACACGCCGAGGTGCTTTCCACTCTGGCGGAACTGGTCGAGCGCCGCTTGATCCGACAGGATGCCGCTGCCATCGTGCGCCACGGTCGGGATCAGGACGTGCTTGCCGTCCTCCATGCTGAACGAGGCCGAGCGCACCGTGCTGATCGAGCCGTCCGCGTTCTTGACGCGCGGCTGTTTCGATACGTCGATGTTGCCGGGTTCGACCTGACCGCGCTGCACGCGCACCACCGACATGGGCGACGGCGGCTCGCCCTTGCCGCCGGTCACCTTGGCGTCCCACATGGCGATGAAGTCGCGGCTGGTGACGTTCTCGACGCTGCCGAACTTCTTCTTCATGTCGTCGGCACGTTGCCCCAGATGGCTTTCTTGGCCCACGCCTCGCCCTTCTGCCGACCTTCGCCCGTGGCATACATATTCTGCCACGCTGGCCGGTCGGGGTTGGTGTAGTGGTTTGCTGCCCCGGCCTCGCCCTGCTGGTGGATCATGTAGCTTTCGGTCAGCGTCGGCATCCGGCCGTTGGCCTTGTAGAAATTCTGGTCTTGGTCGATGAAGGCGTTGGCCGCCGCCAAGGTGTTGTCCTTTGGATCGAAGATGTTGCCTCCCGGCGGCCCGTACTTGGCGAACTCCTTGTCGGAAAGCTGGAACAGGCCCTTGTAGTTGCCGGTGACTGCCCCGGCCCTGCCGCCGCTCTCGATGGAGGCCTTCACCTTCATG